CCGGGTCATGTCGGCCGAGGATGCCAGCTCGCTGGTAGGTGGCAAAGTTCCAGCCCGCGAGCCCACTTTCCGCGGTGCGGCACTCCTCTACGACGCCGAGACAGGCGAGCCAGTCATGGGGCACCTTCCAATGCCCGATCTAGCTTCGTTCCGGTCCGTCATCCAGGGGATCGGCTGGGGGTCGAGCAACAACAACTACCGCACCAACTCCGGCAACAGGAACAAGTCGTGGACGTTCGGTTACCGGCCGCGCAAGCCGATGATGCGCAACGAGGGCTGCGTGCTGACGAGTTTCGGGCGCGACAACCCCGAGGCGCACGCCTACCTGGCCCGGTACGCCGACGTGCTCGCCGCCCAGCTCGGTGCCGCGTTCCCTGAGGTCGAGGTCATGGGCCGGGACGTCGTCCAGCAGGTCAAGCCGGACTGGCGGTTGACCGAGACGAGCTTGTGGACCTCCGGCGTGATCAACAAGGAGTCGTCCCTGCCGTACCACCGCGACGGCAACAACTTCGACGCCTGGTCGGTGATGCCGGTTGTCCGGCGCGGAGTCCGGGGCGGACACCTTCACCTGCCCGAGTACGACATGGTCGTGCCGTGCCGTGACGGGTTCACCGTGATGTTCTTCGGGAAGCGACTCGTCCACGGGGTCACGCCGATGACCAAGATCACCCCGGACGGCTACCGGGTGAGCGTCGTGTACTACGCGCTGCGCGGTCTGAAGGACTGTCACACGTACGCCGAGGAGACCGCGTACGCGGCCCGTCGCCGTACCGATCGCGAGACCGAGCTGGGCCGCAAGGCCGGTGATCCGAACGAGCCCGAGCCGGAGCGTGTCCTCAACGAGCGCTCCCGGCCCGCGCCCGGCGGAGCTGCCAGGTTCTCTACTGGCAAGCAAGGCGACCGGGGCCGGGTCATGACCTACGGAGAGCAGCCGTGACCCGCGACGAGACCACCCTGTCCGACCTTGCCAGGTTCGCCCACTTGGAATGGATCAGCCGGGACGTGGAGCCGTGGGCCGACCTGATCGCCCACCTGCACGCGTCCGGGACGCTGGACGAGGAGCAGGCCCTGTGGGTGCTGTACCTGTACAACGCCTACGACGACTTCGGCTCGGCGTGGACAGCGTTCGCCCGGTGGCCGTCGCCGCGAGCCTGGGCGACCGCGCCCGATCGCCAGGATGCAGCCGACCTTCCAATCATGACCGAGCGCCGCAACCTGTACGCCGGGAAGATGCTGCGCCGCCACGCGTCCTACGTGGACCTGGTGGCCGGGGGAACTCAAGCCGAGTGGCTGCGGAGCGCGCTGGACGGGCGGGATCGCGAGCGCAACTGGAACCGGATGTTGACCTTCACCCGACAGGTGTGGGGCGTAGGCCGGCAAGCGTCCTTCGAGTGGACCGAGTTCGTGGCGAAGGTGACCGGCTGGCCGTTGGATGCGCCGGACGGCTGCCTGTGGGAGTCCAGCGGGCCACGCGAATCGTTGCAACGGCTGTACGGCAACCCCACCCCGACCCGGCTGTGGCTGGAGCGCGCGGCGGAGCTGTGCCGGGCGGAGCTGCACGCCGCCGGTGTCCCGCTGAAGTGGGTCGACTTCGAGACCGTCATCTGCGACTTCAACGTGATGCGGAAGGGCCGCTACTACGTCGGTCAGCACCTGGCCGCGCTGCGCGCCGAGATCGACGCCGCCCCGGCTGATGACCGGCCCACGCTGAAAGCCGCCTGGCACGCCGTAATCCCTGCCCCCTGGGCCGGGATAGGGCCGGGCGTGGACAAGAGTCTCCGGGGTGCCTACAAGCGCACTGGGGCCATTCTCGACCCTGCGAGGGGGGCCGCATGACCCAGACCGTTGAGGTGGAGACGGCCCGCGACACCGCGCGGTTCCTCCAGCAGTACTCGAAGCGGTACGCCGCAGGCGCGTTCGCCACCCCGACAGCGAAGGAGCTGGCCGCCAAGCCCGAGATGGTTCGGGACTGGCAGGCCGGGGAGCACCGCACGGTCGCCATCGTGAAGCGACTCACCCGGGACAGCAAGCGCAAGAACTTCACCGGCCGCGAGTTCCTTCTCCCGAAGGGCGCGACCGTCGTCACGCACCTCGCCCGGACGCCAGGCGCGCCCATCCCCGACCTCGACCGCTTCGACTACGTGATGGGCTACGTGGAGGACACGGAACTGGCGGCCGGACTGGCGAGCCAGGGCCGCCCGGTGAAGACGTGGCGAATCTCGTCCGCCTCCGAGATCATCGGCGTCTGGTCGCGGCCCGGCGACGTGGACACCATTGGCGCGGCGGACGTGATGACCGTCGCCAGCATCCCCGGCTTCCGGGTCCGCCCCTTCGACCGGGCCATGATCCTCGCCGAGCTGGAGGTCGTGGACCAGTGGCACGACGACTTCCCCTACTACAGCGACGGCTCCTGGTCGGCTGTCAGCCTCCGAGGCTTCAAGCGCGATGATCCGCGCTGGGGCATCAAGCCCTCAGAGATGCCACGACAGTGGCAATCCGAGAACCGGGAGGCGATGCACTACCGCTGCGAGTGGACGGACCTCACCCTCAACACCCCCACTATCCGTGGGCTCGTGGAGTCCGTGCCGTGGTGGGGGCAGCTCGAACGCGTCCGGCTGCTTCAGATGGCGGGCCGCGACGGCAAGGGCGGCAAGCTCGGCCGCCACACCGACATCACCGACCGCAACGCGGGCACCCGCAACGGGCAGATCGTCCGGTTCCACATCCCGCTGGTCACTGACCCCGCGATCAAGATGCACTCGTGGGATCTGACCGGCCGCGAGCGCACCACCCACCTCAAGCCGTGGAACTGTTACTACCTGGACGCCCGCAAACCCCACGCCGTCACGAACCCCACCGGCGTGGACCGCGTGCACCTGGTCGTGGACGTTGTGTCCAGTCCCGCAGTGCGCTCCCAGATCGCGGCGGCCACGCCGTGCGACTGATCTATGTCGTCGGGCCGCCCGGCTCCGGGAAGTCCAGCCTGCTGGCCGAACTGATCCCGGCCGACTGGCTGCGCGTGTTCCGTGACGACCAAGGCATGCCCCGCTCCGAGCTGTACCACGCAGACGAGCTCGTCGGGGCGGAGCTGGGGCGGCACCGGGCCGCGTTCTCCGGGACCGACGCCCTAGCCATGAACATCCACCCGCACGCCTGCCGGTGGATCGCCAAAGCCCATCACCCACTAGTCGTGGGCGAAGGGCAACGGCTGGGCACGCGCGGTTTCCTCACAGCCGCGTTGGATGCCGGGCGGCTCGTGGATCTGGTGTGGCTCGACCCGCCGGAGGAGATTTGCCGGCTGCGCAGGGAAGCGCGCGGCTCGCGGCAAAACCCCCAGTGGGTCAAAGCATCCACCACCCGGGCCGCCCGGCTTGCTCAGGCGGCGACCGAGATGCGCGGCGTGCAGGTTCACCGGGTGGCCGGTCACGGATCGTCCAGCGAGCTGGCGAAGGAGCTACGCGCCGAGCTGGCGCTGACATGACCATCCACGTCTACCTGTCCACGAGCTGCCTGCACAGCCAGCACGGGCACTGCCAGTCGGACGTCGGTCCCCACGGCCGGAAGGTCCCCGGCCAGTGCAAGTGGTGTCCGGCGATGTGCGTCTGCCCCTGCCACCAGGAGGTGACTGATGACGAAGCCGACGGGTGACGCCGAGCTGGCGGCCAAGGTGCTGAACCTCCGCCGGGGCGGCGTCCACTTCGACGTGATCGCGGACCAGCTCGACCTGACCGTGACCGCTGCGCGCGCCCTGTTCGATCAGGCGATGGGTGAGCACGACCCGGAGTTCCAGCGGCTCCTGGAGACTGACCGGCTGGACAGGCTGCACGCCAGCCTGTGGCCCCGGGCCGTCAAGGGCGAGCTGGATGCGGTGGACCGGGTACTGCGGATCAGCGAACGCCGCGAGAAGGTGTCCGCCGTACCGAAGGTCAACGAGCACAGCCTGCGTGAGGCGTTCGACCAGTCCGCGCAGACCTCCTCCGAGCTAAACCCTGGCTGGGATGCCGCGCTGGTAGCCGCCGGGCGCAAGATCGCTGACAGGGTGGACGAAGCGGTGGCCACCGGCGAGGGAACCGAGGTCACGAAGGCCCTGTACCTGGTGCCGCACATGCTGAACGTTCTGCGGGAGATGCTCGCCACTCCGGCATCCCGCACCCTCGCCAGCGCCAAGACACCTCCGCCCGCCCCGGCCCCGCGTCCTGAGGGCAAGCTGGCACAGCTCCGCGCCATCCAGGGCAAGCGAACCGGGTAACCGGTGCGCGCCGGACAGGAGCAGCCCCGGATCTTCACCCCGCCACTGCGGGAGCTGACCCCCGACACGTCGCTGGGCTTCTCCGTGATCGAGTTCGCCGACGAGCTGTTGCAGATGCAGCTACTTCCCTGGCAGAAGTGGCTTCTGATCCACATGTTGGAGCTGCGGCCGGACGGCCGGTTGCGGTTTCGCTACATCATCGTTCTCATCGCCCGCCAGAACGGCAAATCAACGCTGTCGGTCGTGCTCGCCCTGTGGTTCATGTACGTGTACGGATCGCGGCTGATCCTCGGCACCGCGCAGGACCTGGACACGGCCGAAGAGGTCTGGCAGAAGGCCGTTGATCTTGTCACCGAGCTGGACGAGGACGACGAGCCGGTCCGGCCGGAGCTGTTCGAGCTTCACGACCGGGTCGTGATGGTCAACGGCAAGAAGTCCTTGGAGCTGAAGACAGGGGAGCGGTACAAGGTCAAGGCGGCCAACCGTCGCGCTGGCCGGGGACTGTCCGGCGACCTCATCAACCTGGACGAGCTGCGCGAGCATCAGACCTGGGATGCTTGGGCCGCCGTCACCAAGACCACCATGGCCCGGGATCTCGCGCTGATCCTTGCGTGGTCCAACGCGGGCGACGCGTCCTCGGTCGTGCTGCGCTACCTCCGCAAGATGGCTCACCTGTCCCTGGGCGACCCGGACGGCATCAACTACGAGGACGACCCGCCGGAAAACCTGCTAGAGAACGAGAACCTGGCGGTAGACGACGACGACTCCCTAGCGATCTTCGAGTGGTCCGCCCCGCCGGGCAGCTCGCTGGACGACCGGGACGGCTGGGCGCAGGCCAACCCATCCCTCGGTCACACCATCACAGAGCGCACCCTGGCGTCGGCCCGCAAGACCGACCCTGACTGGGTGTTCCGCACGGAGTGCCTGTGTCAGTGGTCGGATGACGCGCTGGACGGGCCGTTCCCTCCTGGCGCGTGGGAGAGCTGTCGGGACAACCAGTCCAAGATCGCAAGGGATTCACGGATCTGGGCGTGCGTGGACGTGGCGTGGGATCGCTCGACGTCGCACGTGGCCGTTGCCGGCTGGCGCGCTGACGGCCTTCCGCACGTGGAGGTCGTGGCGTCTCGCGCCGGTACCGCGTGGGTCACCGACTGGTTCACCGACCCGGGCCACCCGGCTCGCGCCAAGTGGCCGGTGGTGGTGCAAGCGACCGGAGCCCCGGCGTCGTCGCTCGTGATGCCGCTGACCGAGGCCGGGCTGGAAGTCCTGGAGTGGAAGGGCATTGACCTAGGCAAGGCGTCCGGTGCCTTCTACGACCTAGTGCGGTGGTCACGGCTGCGGCACCTGACACAGCCGGTGCTTGACGTGGCCGCCAACACCGCCGTCACCCGGCCGCTGGGCGACGCGTGGGTCTGGGA